AGGCAGATTAAAAGATGAAATACATACCATATAAAGATAACTTAGAAGCAGAATACTTTGCTAATCTAAGATTCCAAAGGAAGAAGAGAAAAGCAAAGAAGTTAAAGAGTAGAGATAAGTGGAATCCATCAAGTAAGAAGAAATGAGTAAAGAAGATATAAAAGTATTAGATGTTTGTTGTGGTACGAGAGGTATGTGGTTTGATAAAGAAGATAAGAGGGCTTTGTATCTTGACATAAGAAGAGAAACTCATATTGATTCTTACCCTTGTGGAACAAAAACCAACATAATAAACCCTGATTTTATAGGGGATTTTACGGATATTAAACAACCTAATGAATCTTTTTATCTTGTTGTATTTGATCCTCCTCACATCAAAAGAAACAAACTAGGTCAGATTACTAAAAAGTATGGTAATCTTCAAGGAGACTGGAGAGAGATGATACGACAAGGATTTAAAGAATGCTTTAGAATTCTTAAACCAAACGGTACTCTTATCTTTAAATGGAACGAGGTGCAGTTCCCTATAAAAGATATATTGAAACTTACTCAACATAAACCTTTATTTGGTCATAAGAGTGGGAAGAAGATGCAGACTCATTGGGTAACTTTTATAAAATAATTATGAGTGAGGAAGGAAAGAGCGCAAACGTACTTATAAATAGGAACAACTTAGCAGCTATTTTTGATCTATTGATTCAGGTTCACTTGAGAGGTCAACTCTCAAGGGATGAACAAGCCTTTATCAGAAACTTTGTAGAGTTACCTGAAGCACCAAGTATACCCAATAGGAAAGCTCGTAGAGCAAATAGAAAGACTATTGAGAAGATATTTAGAGAAGAGGCTAAGAATAAAAATAAACAGTGATATATATTTTATAACTTTGTAAAAATAACCAACTATGAAAGTGAAATTACCAAAAGAACAAAGGGACAAACTCAGACACTTCGTCATATCAGGATGCGATTGGTATGTAGAGTTAGCCTTCCACGAAGGACAAAGAGGCGATTACTATAACCCTCCAATGGATGACTATTATGAAGTCTTGAAGATATATAATAGCGAATATCAAAAGGTCTACTATGGCGATATATGGAATGCCATAGCTGACGAAGTGGAATCTATACTATAATGAAGGATGGATGGTTTTGCTATGTATGCTCTACGAGAGCAACTCATCATCTTAGGAGAGATGATAAAGGACAATTCAGACAATCGTATTGCAGTACTTCAACTGGAGGCTCTATACTCTTCCATCAGTTTTTGTATGACCTCCGTAGAAAAGATAGAGAGTAATATCTTAGATGCTCAGATAGTAAATGCTAAACTAGAGAAAGAGAATAGTGACCTGAAGAGAGAGATAAAGACTCTTAATAAAAAAGTAGAGGATTTACTAGAGCGTATAGAATTATAGGTTATATTATCGCAACCTAGAATCCTATGAAACTACTAGAGAAACTTTCCAAAAGAGACAAAGACTGGATGCGTATGGCTCAGAGCTTTGGTCTTGACAAGGAAACCTCTAGAGACTTAGTTCAGGAGATGTATCTCAAGTTGTACGAGAAAACAACGTACGACAAAATCAAGTACGGAGATGATGATGTGAACACGTTCTATGTTTACGTTACTTTAAGGAACTTATTCTATGATAGAAAGAGGTCTAAGGTTTCATTTGTGGAACTGAAAGAAGACTTTGAATATGAGGAGTCTAGTAATTATTGTAAGCATCTCCTTGAAGAGATGCTTGAAGATATATCTGAAACTATTGAGAATCTTCATTGGTATGACCGAAAGATATTTGAGATATACTATGGAAACAATGAGACCATCAGGCAACTGAGCGAAGGATCAAAAATAAGTTCAAGTTCAATATTTAATACGCTGAAGAATGTCAGAACAAAAATCAAAGAAAAGCACAAAGAAAAGTACCAAGAGTACAAAGCCTCCCAAGAGTAGAGGACTAGGAGACGAGATAGCAAAAGTAACTAAGGCTACTGGTATAAAGAAAGTGGTAGACTTCTTTGCAGAAGCAACTGGACTCGATTGCGGTTGTGATGCTAGACAAGAGGCACTCAATAGAAAGTTCCCTACACGAAATGTAATCGAATGTTTGAACGAGGGAGAGTATACAACTCTTACCGAGTTCTTCAATAATTTCAAAGGCAATGTTATAGAGGAGAAGTACACCGAACCATTAGCAAGGATACACTCAAGAGTCTTTGGTCATACATTCTCTATTCCTTGTTCTTGTTCCCCAAAGGAATGGAAGCGACTTATAGGAGACCTCAAAGGAGTATACGCTACTTATGAGGGAAGTTGATTTATTCAACATACTCAAGATAACTCATTGCAGAGACTTGGAGAAAAGCGAGAACCAGTATTCTCGCTTTGACTGCTACTCCAAACAATACAAGATGGACATAGAATTGAAGTGTAGGAATAAGCACTACGATGACCTGATTATAGAGAAGGATAAATATGATGCTTTGATTCGTAGAGCAAAGCAGTATGAAACAACTCCCTTTTACATCAATAGCACACCTCAAGGTATCTATGTCTTCAACCTTAGTAAGATAGATGAACCTATATGGGAGGATATGAAAGGACTGCCTAAAACCTCACACTTTACCGATAGGAGCAGAATCACTAAGACCGTAGGATTCTTGTCTATACATTTGGCTAATAAGATAAGTGAATAACTTATCTTAGCAACTAAGAAACAATATATCTAAATCAGTATATTACAACACTAACTAAATAAATTATTATGGGAACTATCAAAACCTTTATTAAGAAGTATTACCCTCCAGTAATACTGACTCTATTATTCATTGCTGGATTACTTGTGCTATCCGTTCTCTTGAACTGGATAGAACAAAGCACAACTAACCTACCAATACAATACCGATAGTATGCACAACGATAAAAAGATATTGATGCTTGATGGTGTCTACCAAGAGGTAGGACACCTTGAGCAGATAGCACTAGACGATGAGCAATACTACGGATATCTAGGTAAGGCAGCATTGTCATCCTCATCTATTAAGATGCTACTACAATCTCCTAAAACCTATAACTACGTTACTACCTATGGTCAAAAGACTAATAGCAAGGCTCTGCTTATTGGTAAGTTGTTTCACTTAGCAGTCCTTGAACCTCATAAGATGGATGAGGTCAAGGTAGTAGATGTACAAAGCAGAAACTCTAAGACATTTAAAGAAGCCTTAGAAGAAGGTGTAGAGGTTATCACTAAAAAAGAGGAAGGAGATATACGGAGATTGCAAGATGCAATGCTCCGAAATGAGAAGGTACTATCTTATCTAAAAGAGTCATACTTTGAGATACCTAGAGTAGATGAATTAGATGGTATGCCATTTAGAGCAAAAGCCGACATACTACAAGGTAATCACATTATTGATCTTAAGACCACGCAAGACTTAGATGCATTCAAATATAGTAGCTATAAGTACGGATATGATATACAAGCATACATCTACTGCAATCTATTTGACATACCTCCTGAGAACTTCCACTTTGTCGCTATAGACAAAGGGAGTCTAGACATAGGAGTGTATCACGTTAGCGAGGAGTTTTACGAGAGTGGTAAGAAACGAACTCGCAAAGGAATCGAAATATATAAGAAGTTTTTCCAAGAAGGCATAGACTTAGATAGTTACTATATAGAGGAGACTTTATAAGTAATACAATATGACACAATCTGACACTAAAAAAAAGGCAATGATAGCTGCACTACATCAATCTCTTGGTGTAGTGACCTCTGCTTGTAAGGCGGTAGGCATATCTAGAGAGACACATTACAAATGGTTGAGAGAGGATGTAGACTATAAGTATCAAGTGGAAGACTTATCGAACATCGCTCTCGACTTTGCAGAGAGCCAACTACACAATCAAATAAAGAACGGAAGTACACCAGCTACAATCTTCTATCTAAAAACTAAGGGAAAGAAACGAGGATACATTGAGAGGCAAGAGATACAACACGAGAATCTAGAGCCTCTGACCATAGAGATTATAGATAGCACGAGTGAAGACGAACAAGGTATTCAAACACCTTCAGAATAGTTCTAAGAGGATAATAGTAGAACAAGGAGGTACAAGGTCAGGTAAGACATATAACATCCTTATATGGCTTATCTACTATTGTATGCAGAATCCAAACAAACGGCAGATAATCACAATCTGCCGTAAGACCTTTCCTTCGGTCAGAGCATCCGTAATGAGAGACTTCTTTGAGATACTGAAGTCAATGAATAGGTATGACTGGACAAAGCATAATAAATCCAATAGCGAGTATATCTGCTACGGCAATATCATAGAGTTTATATCCTTAGACCAACCTCAGAAGATACGAGGTAGAAAGAGAGATATGCTCTTCTGCAATGAGGCTAACGAGCTAACCATAGAAGACTGGAGGCAGTTGGTTATGCGTACTACTGGTAAGATTATTCTTGACTATAACCCATCAGATGAGTACCATTGGATATATGACCAAGTTATTACAAGACCTGACTGCGAGTTCTTCAAGACTACCTACAAAGACAATCCGTTCTTATCTGCGACTATCAAGGAGGAGATAGAAAGACTCAAACTAACTGATGAGAACTACTGGAGAGTTTACGGTCTTGGAGAGAGAGGGCAAAGCAAGGCTACCATATTCACACATCAAGAGGTAAGTCATATTCCTGAAGGTTCTACTTTGATCGCTGGAGGGATGGACTTTGGATTCACTAATGATCCTACCACATTGGTATTAGCCTATCGCAAAGACATAGATTTATACTTCGATGAGTTGGTGTATCAAACTGGTCTTACCAATAGAGACATCCACAACAAGCTAACCTCTTTAGGATTCGATAGAAGGGTAGAGATATTCGCAGATAGTGCAGAGCCTAAGTCCATCCGTGAGCTTCAGCTATTCGGATGGAATATAAAAGCTACGGCAAAGGGTAAAGACTCAGTTATGGCTGGTATTGATATGCTCAAGAGGTATAGAATCAATGTCACAAACACGAGCAAGAATCTAATAAAAGAACTAAGAAACTATAAATTTGTAGAGGATAGCAATGGAAGGATACTGAACAAACCAGTAGACCAATATAATCACGCTATTGATGCAGCAAGATATGCAACCTATAATAGACTGAGCAGACCTAACTATGGTAGGTATGCGGTCAGATAAGATATGAAAGTAGATATAATAATACCTGAAGGTTTGTTTGATATTACCTTAGAACAATATCAAAAGTTCTTACAAGTGAATAGTGAGGATGAACTATTCCTAGCACAAAAGTGCGTAGAGATATTCTGCAATGTACCCTTGATAATAGTTAGCAAGATGTCATACAAAGATGTAAAGAACTATGCAGCTAGGATTATGTCTTTCTTTGAAGACAAACCT